CCTGTATTTTGCGGAATGGTCACCACCACCAGACCTAGACCCAATGAACCCTGCTGCATGGTCATGGGGTAACCCCGCGCTAGGGCACACGTTGACGATGGACACCATTACAGCGGAAAGTGAAAACCCTGACAGAACCCAATTTTTGCGCGCGTCATGCAACCTTTGGGTGGCATCAGATCAGGGTTGGCTGAACCCAGGGCTATGGCAATCCCTAAAATTTGATGGGGATATTCCTGACGGTGGAACCGTAGCCATTGAAAACAGCGTGGACGAAACACGATATTTTGGTTTGCGCGCCGTAGCCCTACCAGACGGACGAACCGCTGTCACCGTGGAATTTATGGTGGACACCTACGCGCAAGTCATGGAACACGTTGAACGCCTAAACCAAAACCCTGCCATCAAATTTGCTATCACCCCGTCAATTGATCTGCATTGGCCATTGCATTTAGAACGCAAAAAAGTGATCGTAGGCTATGGAGAAATTTTGAAATGGACAGATCCCGTCCGCCAAATGATCCGCCAAAAACTGTTGGTGCACACAGGCGAAACCATGCTGGCTGAACATATCGCCCGCGCGGTAGCCGTCAGGTCACAGGGATCAATCGCGCTTTCCTCACAACGTTCTAGTGGCCCTATCGAATTAGCGCGCCTAGCGGTGTTTGCAGCGGCGTTGACTAGCAAACCAAAAACTGGTGGCAAACCCATGATGGTTGTTTCAAATGGCTAATATGAAAACGGCACCAGGCTGGCCTTCGCCTTCTGTCGGGTTTCGCATAGCCTGGTGTCACCAACAACAACCCAATGTGTGTAATGCTTGACCTATGGCTATTTTTTCGCGCACCAAACAGGCCGCAATTTCAACACATGTAGGTGAGCCTGCTGTTGCAGGTAGCGCGTATTCAAACGGCGTTTCTGGCGCTGGAATGATAGGCAACTATTACGCCTACACGGAAGGTTTTGACAGAAACCGCGCGGTGGCTGTCCCTGCCATAAATAGGGCGGTGGATCTTTTCAAATCTGTGATCGGCGCAATGCCGTTGAAAATGTACACAGAACGCTGGAACGGCGATGAAATGGAAAAGGTTTTTTTGGCACCACGTTCATGGTTGCGCCGCCCAGATCCACAATTGCCATATCAACACATCATGGCGTGGACGCTTGACGATTTGTTGTTTTATGGACGCGCGTTTTGGTACATAACTAGCAGAAATGAAAGTGATGGCAGGCCTGCGTCCTTCACGCGGATCCCAGCGGGCGCTGTAAACACCCTTGATCAGTCAGGTCCCGTTTTTTTTGCACCATCTAAACAAGTATTTTTTGCAGGCGGTGAATTAGACCCAAACAACCTTGTGCAAATGCTTTCACCAGCACAGGGTTTGATTTATTCGGCACCAGGTGCAATTGATACCGCGCTAAAACTTGAAGCAGCGCGAAACCGTAACGCATCATCATCAATTCCTGCTGGCATATTGCGCCAAACAGAAAACAGCGAACCACTAAGCGCACAGGAACTTTCAGATCTAGCAGCACAATTCAATGCAGCGCGCGCGACAAACCAGACGGCCGCATTGAACCAGTATTTGACCTACACAGAAACCGCTGCAACACCTGACAAAATGCTATTGATTGAAGCGGCGAACTATCAGGCCTTAGAGTGTGCACGATTGGCAAACGTTCCACCATATTTGGTTGGCGTTTCGACTGGTTCATATTCTTACCAATCATCACAACAGGCCCGCGCCGACCTGTTCATTTTTGGTGTCAAACTTTACGCTGACGCAATTGCTGGCGCGCTTTCAATGGACAACATTTTGCCAAAGGGCACGTCAGTCATGTTTGACGCGGACGAATACTTGACCGAAAACTATATGGCAGACAAGATGGACGACAGCACAACCGTTATTGAAGAAAACACACAAGAAAGCATGGCAAATTCATGATCAAACTAATTGCAGGTGAATTCACCGTTGACGCGGCCGCACAAGACGGCCAGCCACGGCGTTCAATTTCTGGAACAGCGGTTCCCTATAATGTGCCCGCCCGCGTTTCTGATGGAACAGAGGTCATTTTTTTGCCAGGCTCTTTGCCAGTTGAAGGCAAGGCACCCCGCCTATTCATGTATCACCAGGCTGACATGCCAGTAGGCGTGGTCACAGAACGCGTGGACACCGAACAGGGAATGATGTTCACGGCCCGCATCAGCGCCACCAGCATGGGCAATGACGCGCTAGTAATGGCAGCAGACGGCACCATTGACCAGGTCAGCGTTGGGGTCAATCCAACCAAGTTTTCCTACAATGAGGAAGGCACCATGATCATTGAAAAAGCATCGTGGCAGGAATTGTCACTAGTGCCAATCGGCGCATTTGGCGATATGGCTAACATTGCACAAGTGGCTGCAAGTATCCACCAAGAGCCAGAGGAAATCAGCAATACTGAAATACAGGAACCAATTGAAAAGGAAACTGAAATGTCTGAAGCAGTAGCACCAGTCGAAGCAACAATCCCAACCGCATCATTGTTTGCAGAACCAAAACGTGAATTTGCTATGCCAACACCTGGCGAATACATGGCTGCATATCACATTGGTGGCGATGTTTTCCGCAAGGTAAACGAAGCCGTGAAATTCCAGGCTGCAAAAAAGCAATCAGCATTGCAGGCGGCAAGCGCTCAAGACCTTACGACGGACACGGTTGGCCTCTTGAGCAACATCGTGCTCGGGACTATTTTTCAAAATTACAACTTCATCAGGCCTCTTGTGTCGGGAATTGGTGTTCGCGCGATGCCTGCTGCACCACAGAAAACATTTATTCGTCCAATCATTACCCAACACACATCTGCTGCAACGCAGACTGAAGGCGCACAAGTTGAAAGTCAGAAAATGACGCTCAGCGCAAATTCGGTTACAAAAAGCACCGTGGCTGGGTCGGTATTTGTGTCCCAACAGGACATGGACATGACCAGCCCAGAAGCAATGAACACGATCCTCACAGACCTTTCTGGGCAGTACATGAAGGCCACCGACACGCTTGCTTGCACCGCAATCAACGCTGCGAAACAAACCAGCGGTTTCACTTGGACAGTAACAACTGGTGATCCAACTGGATTGATGAACGCGCTCTATGGTTGTGCATACAACATCAGCAATAGCACCAACTTGTTTGCAACCCATCTTGTGGTTTCAGTTGACGTATGGCAAAAATTGGGAAGTCAGTTGGACGCAGACAAGCGACCTTTGTTCCCAGCAATTGGTGCACCTGGCCTAATCGGTCAGAACACTTTGGGTGCAGGATCCGCAGCATCATGGTCAGGAATGAACCCAATGGGCTTGGAAATTCTGGTGGACGGCAACTTGGCCGCTGGAACCTTCCTAGTTGTTCATGCGCCAGCCGTAGAATTCTACGAACAGGTCAAGGGCATCATGTCAGTTGACAACCCAGATTTGTTGGGTCGCACGTTTGCTTACTACGGTTACTTTGCAACGTTCTTTCAGGACGCAACAGACGCAACCGCAGGATCACGTTTCGTTCAATCCGTCACTGTCGCTTAGTCGAAAGCGGGCTAACCGCTCATGGCTACATACACAGTCACCAACAAATACCTGGTTGACAACTACGCCGTTCTGCAATTACTCACCCCTAATGAAATTGCAGTTGGCCAGTCAATCACCGTGGCAGGTGTTGATGCAACGTTCAACGGTACCTATTCCGTTTATGCGTTGCCCCAATACCTGTTCACAGGCGTGGACAATCAAGGTGATCTGCTATTTGATTTCAATGTTCCAATTGAAAATCAGGTGCTCTACGCCAAAACCGCTGACGATGTTGAACGCGTAGCAGCCACAGGAACCATTGTTTACAACCCTGTATGCACCTGGATCACGGCAGGAAACATTGAGGATTGGCTAGGCATTGGAACCGCTACCGCAGCAGACACCACATTTTTGACGCAATGCGCCAGCGCTGCAAACGCCTATTGTTACCGCAAAAGATTAGAAAGCGGATACATCGATAGTTTGACCACCAGCCCATCAGGTGACGTGACGCTGGGGACAATCCAATACGGTGGCGCGCTTTACCGTCAACGCGGATCAATTGATGTGTTTGCATCATTTAGCGAAATGGGCACAGCACCAACCACAGGGCTATCACCAATCATCAAACAGTTGCTAGGTATTCAACGCCCGCAGGTGGCCTGATGCCCGTTGCATACACAGACCTGTTCAATGAGGCGCTGGACGATCTGAAAACCAAATTGGAAACCATCACAGGTTTGCAAGTGGTCACAGATCCCAGATCATTGGTTCCACCCTGTGCGTTCATTGGGGCCTGCTCATTCGAAGCATGGAACTACAACATTGTCAAAATTAGTTGGCCTGTACAGATCATTTCAATGGGGCCATCAAACCTTGACGCAATGCGAAACCTGTTGAACCTAAGCGCGTTGGTGCTGGCAGGCGTTGGATCTGTTACCGCTGGCCGTCCAACCACCCTTGACGTTGGCGGTGTGATGTTGCCCTGCTATGAATTGACCGTGATGCAACAGGCGCAAACAGCATGAAATATGTGATCATTTCCCCACGTCTAGGAACGCCAGGTGACGAATTTGACCCAGGTGATGACAACGTGGATCATTTAGTGGCTGGTGGGTTTATTAGACAATCCACCGACAAGCCATCAAAACCATCTAAAGTAAAAACCAAACCTAAGGAGTAGAAACCACATGGCAACCAGCACCCTGTTGAGCAATCCAAAAGTCCAAATTGGCGCAGCCGTTGGATCCCTAGTTGATCTAACTGATCAAACCACATCTGCAACATTGACGCGCACAGTCGAAGCGCTAGAGGACACCGCATTTGGTACGGGATCACGCACCTACACAGGCGGATTGGAAAACAACGAATTGACCGTGACCATGTACATGTCCTACGTGGCGACAGAAACCTACGCATCATTATCAGCGTTGGTTGGAACAAAATGCACAGTAAAAGTAAATCCTGCCTACGGATCTGGTGACAGCGGAACCAACCCTGGTTTTATTTTGACTGACACCTATTTGGAAAGTTTGCCAGTAGTCAATTCAGCGTTGGGCGAATTGAACACCGTGGATCTCACGTTCCAGGGCGGTGTTTACAGCGTTGACGTAACCACCTGATTTCAATAACACAAACTAGACGGAAGGATTGAAATGAAAATCAAATTGCGTATCACGCTGGACGAAAACACCCCACCGCGTGAGGTAACCACAAATTTGTTGGTGATCAGCGAATGGGAAAAATCAGAAAACCGCAAGGTGTCTGATGGCCGTGGTATCGGTGTCAATGACATGGTTTGCTGGGCGTTTCATCTTTACAAATTGGCGGGCGAAACCATGCCAGCAACATGGTCTGAATGGTTGAAACAAAACCCAGACATGGACATTGAAGCGGTGGACACAACAGACCCAAACCCTACGGACGCGGCACCTACCGCCGCCAACTAGCCGAAGTTTTGGTGGCTGTCGGTTGGTGGCCGCCACATATCGAATTTGACACCCGCGATTTGCAAACAGTCATTACTGTGTTGAATAAGCAAAACAAGGGAAAACGATGAGCGCCACAGCACAAATTGAGGTTTACGGACTGAAAGAGGCGCTAAAAGAATTGCGCCAGGTTGACCCCGAACTACGCAAGACCATCAACAAAGAGGCAAAGGAACTAGCCAAACCTGCCATTGATGATGCAAAAGCCAGTTACCCACCGCGCCTGCTGTCTGGTATGGAACGCAAATGGACACAGCGCGGAAACCAAAAATTCCCGTACAGCCAACAGAAAGCACAGCGCGGTGTTGGTGTCAAAGTAGATGTGAGCAAACGCAATTCCAGCACCATCAGCATCATTCAAAAAGACCCAGCGGCGGCCATCATTGATA